TTATATTGTTGGCCGAAAGGATTTAGTAGAACTTGCGTCATATAGATTAACCGCTCCAGGATTAGGCGGAGAAATGGGGGCTACACTTGGAGATACGGCCAGAGAATTATACCAGGGCTTATTCTTAGCTCCGCATATAGTTTTGCAAGCTGTTAAAACAGCAATTTTTGCTTCTGCAGTATTTTCACGCCTGGGTTATCAGGTTACTCCTTCTGCAAATGATAGACGCAGTGATATAATTCAGACTATTCGTTTGGAAACTAAAGAGCGTTTATGTAATTTTTGTATAGCCATACAAAAAAATTCACCAGTTGATGCACATGTTGTTCCAGTTCCTGCAATAATTCCTGGCTATCAAGATGAAATAATTATGGCAGCGGGGACTTTTGTACAAGGCGCATCAATAGAATTAAGTGCTGATGGCCCTTGCCGTGAACCTTATAATGTATATTTTCAAGGAGGACTTACTTTTGAGCACGGGCGTATTGCAATTATGTCAGCTGCAAAAATGGTAGGGGAGAAATAAAAACTCAAATTTTATATCAATAGAAAAGCAGATAAGAGGATTTTTATTGTTCCTCTTATCTGCTTTTTAATTATCTCAGAAAATAAAGACAGCTATATGACATCATATAGCTGTCTTTATGATATTTTTTTGGTGTATTATAGACATTACAGCATTCTGAATACTGCTATTACCTTACCAAGAACCTGAATATTATCAGTACCTGTTATGGGAGTATAGGCATCATTTTCTGGTTGTAGACGAATTGAACGTAATTCACGAAAATAACGCTTAACTGTTGTTTCTTCACCATCAATAAGAGCAACAACTATATCTCCGTTATTAGCAAAATTTTGCTTTCTGGCAACAATGTAATCATGATCAAGTATACCAGCTTTGATCATACTATCTCCAGAAACAGATAACATAAAAACATCTTCTTGACAGCCAAGCAAATCTAGTGGAATGGGATAGGTCTCCTCAACATTTTCAACTGCCAGAATAGGTTGCCCTGCAGTGACTTTGCCAACCAAAGGAACAGGAACGACCGTTTTCTGCCGCCAGCTGCTGTCTTGGGTCAATTCTATAGCGCGTGGTTTGGCTGGATCTCTTTGCAAAAAACCATATTCTTCTAATTTATGCAGATGAGTGTGTACGCTGGCACTTGAAGATAAACCCACTGCCTTACCAATTTCACGTACTGCAGGAGGATATCCCTTAGCATAAACGTGCTCACGAATGAAATCTAAAATAGCTCTTTGCCGATCGGAAAGCATTTCCTCTGTAATAACTCCATCAAAATCGCTGAAACGTGCTCTTCTTGCCATAAAACCAGCCTCCAATTCCAATCATCATATACTCAAAAAATTTCTAAAGATAGTAAGTTCATTTATTTCTATTCTAATTGTTTCTATTATATCAGGAACAGGTAAGAATGTCAAAACATCTGTTTGCAATTGTTCGTTTAATGAAATTATTCTTCAACAACTATCTACAACGAAATTTATCAATTTTCACTTTACGTCCGATAATATATATTATGTAAAATCCAATTCTGAAAATCATTGTGACGACTATATACAAGCAAAGTTCGATAATTTTCTGAATAAATAATTATGAGGTGAATAATATGCGTTCAGTAATGGCTCATCAGTTCAGCCAGATTCCAAGAGCTGAAATTCAGCGGTCGTCCTTTAACCGCTCTCATGGCTATAAGACAACTTTCGATTCTGGTTATCTTGTACCGTTCTATATTGATGAAGTATTACCCGGCGACACGTTTAATCTTAAGTGTACGTTGTTCGCTCGGCTTGCAACTCCGATCGTTCCTTTCATGGATAATATGTTCATGGAAACATTCTTCTTCTTTGTTCCTAATCGCTTGCTCTGGGATAATTGGCAAAAGTTTAATGGTGAGCAGGAAAATCCTGGCGATTCTACTGACTTCCTTGTTCCGACTATTAAGAATACTGGTTCTTTTACTGTTGGTGGCATAGCTGATTATTTTGGTATCCCAACAGGTGTAAACAATCTTGAAGTTAATGCTTTGCCGTTTCGTGCCTATAATCTCATCTACAATGAGTGGTTCAGAGATGAGAATTTACAAGATAGTCTGCCTGTCGAAAAAGGAGATGGTCCAGATGATGTTGCAGATTATAAGCTTGTCAGACGTGGTAAACGTCATGACTATTTTACTTCTGCTTTACCTTGGCCTCAGAAAGGTCCAGGTGTAGAAATTCCGCTTGGTACTTCTGCTCCTGTTTTATCTGCTAAAAGTGTTTCCACTAATTATTTATCTCCTAATATTTCTTATAGAGGTTCTGTTGGTATTCAGTCAGGACACATGAATATTATTAATCCTAATGGTGGCGCTACTACTGATATCGGTATGAAGCTTGATGATTTCGGCTTATATGCTGATTTAACTACAGCTACAGCTTATACGATTAATAGCCTTCGTCAGGCTTTTCAGGTTCAACGCCTTTATGAGCGTGACGCTCGTGGTGGTACACGTTATACCGAGATTTTAAGAGCTCACTTCGGTGTTGTTTCTCCTGACGCTCGTCTTCAACGTCCAGAATATCTCGGTGGCAGCTCCTCGCCTATTAATATTAATCCTGTTCAGCAGACTTCTGCTACAGATTCAACTTCTCCGCAAGGTAATCTTGCTGCCTTTGGTCTTACGTCTAGTAAAATCCACGGTTTCACAAAATCCTTTGTTGAGCATGGCTATATTATCGGCCTTGTAAATGTCCGTGCAGATTTAACCTATCAACAAGGTTTGCAGCGTCTTTGGTCTCGTCAAACCCGCTTTGATTTCTATTGGCCTGCTCTTGCCCATCTTGGCGAACAAGCTGTTCTTAACAAAGAAATTTACGCACAAGGTACTTCTGCAGATGATGATGTATTTGGTTATCAAGAACGTTATGCCGAATATCGTTATTATCCGTCTTTGATTACTGGTAAATTCCGCTCTACCTATGCCCAGCCTCTTGATATGTGGCACTTATCTCAAAAATTCGATAGCCTGCCTACTCTATCCGCTCAGTTTATCGAAGATAACCCGCCTGTATCTCGTGTAATTGCTGTGCAAGATGAACCTCAGTTCTTGCTTGATACTTATTTTAGCTTAAACTGTGTACGTCCAATGCCTGTGTACAGTGTGCCTGGTTTAGTAGATCATTTCTGATTCCCAATTTTAGATCTAACAATTATGACCGTTTTCTCCCAGGTTTCCTTAAGGTAATTTTTTACACTTTCTTGAAAGTGAGGTGTTAAACTGTAATGTCTTGGATATCTTCTGCGATCGGTGCCGTTGGCTCTCTATGGGGTCAATCTTCCGCTAATTCTGCTGCTGCTTCTATGGCTCGTGATAACCGTGAATGGCAAGAGTACATGTCAAATACTGCTCATCAGCGTGAAGTTAAAGACTTGCGTGCAGCTGGTCTTAATCCAATATTGTCCGCCATGGGCGGTTCTGGTGCTTCTACTCCTGCTGGCTCTACTTCTCAGTTTGGTAACATAGCTGGCTCTATGCCTGAATCTGCTAATGCTGCCGAAGGATATCGTCTTCAGCGTAAAATGCAAAATGAACAATTCAAGGTCATGGCTACTCAGTCAGATCTAAATAAAGAGCTTGAAATTAAAGCCAAAAATGACGGTTTAGCAAGTGCTGCACAGGCTTTTAAGCTTTCTGCAGACCGTGATTATACGTTTAAGATGACTTCTTGGCTTGATCGGCTCAACGAAAATTCTATTGCTAATGCTAGAGCGCTTACGGCTGCACAGGTTGCTAATTATGGCGCACAAGCGCAAGCAGCGCTTATGAACGCATCAAGTAATGCTACAGGTGTTTATAATCTTGGTATTCTTCAAGGTTTACAAGGTGAAAATTGGAAGTATCGTAATCTTCGTGATAAAGCTGGCACTGGTTGGTATACCAATAAAAATGAATATCCTGGTGCTGATTCTTGGAATGATATTGGCGAAGCTATTGGACGGTTTAATCCGTTTAAGAAATATACTGGTTAAGGAGGTGATAACTTGAATAAATGGTTCACTGCTCTAGTTACAGCTATAGCTGCAGCTGCTAGTTATCTTTTAGGCCTTAATGGTAAATTTTAGTAAAGAGGTGATTTATTGTGGCAAGACGCAGACGTCTTACACGCCGTGGTTCTCGTAGGTTATTCAGTAAAACAGCTTCTCGCACTCGTAAGCGTAATCTTCGTGCTAGGCCTATGCGTGGAGGCTTTAGAATCTAAATGACTTGTTATCGTCCGCTGATGGCATGGCGTAACCCTAATGCAATTAATCCTGAGACTGGAAAAGCTGCTATATTGTTTAGTCCGCCAGAAAACTGGAGAGATTGTGAACCTATTAAGGTTCCTTGTGGTCAGTGCGTTGGTTGTCGGTTAGAGAGGTCTCGTCAATGGGCAATGAGATGTGTACATGAAGCTTCTCTTTATGATAAAAATTGTTTTATCACTCTTACATTTGACGATGAGCATATAGCTCGTGACGGTAGTTTGCATTTAGAGGATTTCCAAAAGTTCATGAAACGTCTTCGCAAAAAATTCGGTGAAGGTATAAGATTTTTTCATTGTGGTGAATATGGGACGCTTAATCAGCGTCCCCATCATCACGCTATATTGTTTAATTTTGATTTCCCTGATAAGGAATTATGGAGTGTGAGAGATAATGTTAAGCTCTATCGCAGTAGTTCTCTTGAGCGTCTCTGGCCTTATGGCTTTAGCACTATTGGTGACGTTTCTTTTGAGTCTGCTGCTTATGTGGCTAGGTATTGCCTTAAAAAGGTCACTGGAAGCGTGGCCGAGAGCCACTACCAAGGGCGAAAGCCCGAATATACGACCATGAGTCGCCGTCCTGGTATCGGGCGCGAATGGTTTTTAAAATACAAAAATGATATATTTCCTAATGATAAATGTGTTATTAGAGGTAATTTAGTATGTCGTCCGCCCCGTTACTATGACAAGATTTATGATAGTATAGACCCTGTAAGCTTTGAGAAAATACGTTCAAAACGTAAAATTGAAGCTCTTAAACAGTCTCAAATTCTTGATTATACGAGACTTAATGTAAAAGAGAAAGTAAAAAAAATAAAGCTGAAGCAGTTGCCTCGGCCTATTGAAATGTGAGGTATTTACTATGAAATTATTTTCCGTGTATGATAAGAAAGCTATGTTTTTTGATTCTCCGTTTTGTGTTGAAAATGATGTTCAAGCTGCTCGTGCGTTTGACCAGGCTGTTAATGATCCTCGCTCTACTCTTTCTAAGTATCCTGCCGATTTTGCTTTGTACTACCTTGGTGAATATGATTCTGGCACTGGCGCTGTTATGTGTTCCGATATCCCACGCCTTAGACATGAAGCTATGGAGTTTGTTCGTAAGTCGGCTGTAGGCGAAGGTCACGAAGTCTCCGAGCCTACAACGACTTTGCCCGCGGCAGGCGCTGAGGAGTGATATTATGCCTAAATTTAGGACTGCTTATGATAGAGACCTTGTAGAAGGTATTACCTTTGATGAACCTAGTATGGCTCAACAGCACTTTAAAGATGAGTGTGATGTTAATAACATTCTTCGTAAGTATGAATCAACTGGTTTAGTTACCCATGTTGCGAACGGTACGCCGTCTTATGGCGATTTTTCTTCCGTCTTGGAGTTCCAGCAAGCACAGAACATTTTAATTGAAGCACAGGACGCTTTTGAGGCTCTCCCAGCCTCTTTGCGTAAACGCTTTGACAATGACCCCGCTGTTATGTTAGAGTTTATAGAGAACCCTGACAACAGAGAGGAGGCTGAAAAACTTGGGTTGCTTAATAAATCTATTAATAGCACTGGTGATTCTAATGACGTTATTCCTCCTAAGTTGTCTGAGGTAGAACCCCCGAAAGAGGGGTCGGAACAGTTACCTACTTGATGTAACTGTTCCGACTGACACCTTTTAGGTATTTATGCAAGATTTTGAATAAAATTCTCAATAAATGCCTTTTTTATAAAGTGTCAGTTTATGGCGTAGCCTACAACAAAATTTCCCTGTTATATATATTATGTAAAGCAGCTACATAAAGATTATAAACCGCAACACGGCCATCGGCAAGTATTAACGATATTTTTGATACAGTTAAACTCTATAACGTAAATATTTAACATAAATCCACATATATGCGTAAATTTCTCTTTTAAGCTGTTTTAATCGATTGTATTATAACTTCTATTCAATTTGTTTTTCACTTGCCTTAAAAACGATTTATGACGATGTATTTTTAGATAAAAACACCTGGATAATATTTTAAGACTTATTATCCAGGTGTTAGAAAGTATTTTTTAATATTTTTCTTTTAACAAAGAACTTTTGAATAAATTATAGCTGTCGTATTCTTTTTGGATCAAATTTGATTTCATCGTTTTATCTTGTGTAAAATAACATAACAGATTAATTCGATTATCTGCATCAAAGTAAACTTTCTTTTGCCCATGTATAGATAAATCTGTTAAATCGGTTTCTTGAAAAATGTCATAACCAGGTCGGTTGATTTTAGATAAAGTTTGTGGCAAATGTAAATCTACATCATAAGTAAATTGAAGCAGGCAGTTTTCTTTATTGATATCAATATCATGTGTAAAATTTTTAATCTGAACAAACTTTTCTAGTTTTGCTTTTTCACGTGGATTCAAAAACGGTTTGTTCATAAATTCTTCGAACATAATTTTAGTAAAAACAGGATTTTCTAAAAACTGCTTTGGGCCTTGGTCATGAGGACGAGCTGGCTTATATTCTGCCGAAATACCTATAACACCTTCGGAATAAGCTTTTAAAATTTTGCTAAAATCAAAGTCATCAATATTATTAGATTCCACATTCATACCTATTTTGGTAGTTTCAATATTAAATAATTTAGAATCTATATACTCCTTCCCCATCTTTTCCAAGCTGCTGACAGGTAATGCAGCGAAGAAACTGACAGGCATATTTTCCACTTTTTGATTGCTTTGAATGTACAGCCAGTTATGTGGGACTTTGAACTCATTGTTAAAAATACCATCTTTAATAATAAGTTCAGAATTAGATAATTGTGGTTTAAAGAAATTCAGTTTTTTTGTAAACGCTTTAGAGAATTTCTTATATGCACGTTTATCAACTTTATTGTCTGTAAACTTTTGAATAAATTTATCAGCTTTATTTTCTGCAACCACTGTTTCACTTTGTTCTATTGCAGGAAACTCAACATATCCACTGCTTATGTTATATAATTGATTATTTTGTGACAAAATATAAATTTTAGAAATTAAATTGTACTGAGCTGTCATCTGTTTACCATCAGCACTGAATTTAACATAAGGATTATATTTTTGTATATTCTGCTGTTCTTTCCGAGTATAAGCAATTGGCAATTTTATTTCATAATTCAACAGCATATCATTGTTGATTTCTAATGCTGGTATTTTGTTAATCTTTGTTATTTTATAGTTTTTATTACCAGGTAAAGATTGTGGATTATCCTGCATAAGTTTCTGCATATATACTTGTAACTCATTTTGCGGTACAGTAAGATAAGCATAAGCAGGATCAGCTAAGATATCTTTTCCAGCTTTAATATCTTCAGCTATCTTCTTTAAATCACTTTCAAATTTATTGGTAGCAAAAGCTGTTTTCGTATATTTTTCAATAGATTGCTGACTTATAGCTGCTATACCATGCATGCCAGACTTATTGCTGCCTGCCGCAAACAGATCTTTACTGACAATAATAGTGTTATCATCTGGAATATCGACACTGAAACCAGCTTCTTCACTGCGATAGTCGAAAGCATAGCAGCTGGAAAGACTAACCAAGATACCGAATGTGATGATTCCTGAACAGATTGTTTTTCTCATATTTATGTCTCCTTTGCATTCATACTGCTAAGTAAAGGGGCATCAAAATCACTGTAAATCAAGCATCTTAATATTCTCTATGAGTTCTTTAGAAGCTGGTTGTTCTGTATTTCTAAGAGTGGATGTATAAACTACAAGACCACCTTTTTTCTTTGTAAAGAAAATTCTGCCGGTATTGTCGAAATCTTTTTTATCTTTTAAATTAAATGATAGATCGAAATTTATATATCCTATTTTAGGAGTAATATTGACATCAAAATCAAACTTACTGTTTTTATAGTAGCGGCTGCTTTCAATATAGTTTTTTAGCTCTGAAAACAACAACTGCATCTCTGCTTTAGTAGCTTCTGGATTTTCTAAATAAGCAGCTGTCTCAAATTCTTTTGTTTCACAGGAAACTGACCATACGCTTTCTGTTAGTAAATCCATCCATGACGCTATATTTTCTTCGGAAACATTATCAGCTATTTTCTCTTTATCTAAGTCATTCGCTTCCAAATTTTGAGTTTTTTCCTTAATTTTTTCCAAGGTTTCCAACGGTAAGGCAAAAGTCAAACAAGCTTTCGGATTATCAGAAAAGTAACTTTGAACATAATACCAATTTTCAGGAAGATCAAATCTAAATTTTCCTATTTTATCAGTGTAAATTAATGTATTAGTATTTGCAGAAGGTTTTGTTATTAACACACCTTTTCGATACTCGTTACGTACTGATTCAGCTGATACTTCAGACTCTTTTTGGCTGTTTAAGACTTTGGTACTGATTACGTATAATCTGTTATTTGCAGAAAGCAAATCGATTGAACATAAATATGAATTTTTATCCTTAATTTCGTTTTCCATATTTTCAGTAAACTGCATATTTAAACTTTTTCTGCCATGGATTTTTTGAGTTTGAATATTAAAAGCAACATCATTGGGCAGCTGTTTAATAAAAGGTTTATCTGAAGGCCAGTAGAGAACAGGATCCAATAATTTAAGACTGGCTTTTTGAGGATCAATACCAGAACGTTCCAATAATTCAATTGCCGTATAATCATCATTAAAAGCATCTGTAGTGAAATTTTCTTCTAATAAATCTGATGCCTGTTTTTGATTCAGGCTATAAACGTAAATAAAATTACCATTAGGCTGCATTCCACCATAAAAATTTTTACTTACAATGTTTATTTCCTGTTGTGGTATGTTTATTTTAAAGCCAGCTTCAGGATTACGATATTCTTTTGCATAACCGATATTTAGTAATGACAATTGAATTAACAGGGATAGAAATATCAAGAATTTTATCACTTTACCACCTCGTTAATTATTTTGTAATAATTTCAACCATCATACCACTGTCTAAATTGCATGCATTAGCTTCGTCAGTATCAATATGTACTTCATCAGCATTCCCTTCACCGGCACGCACTAAAACATTATTCATAATTAAAGCACGTTCTCCATTTGTTTGGATAGAAACGATATCGCCATCTTTTAAACCATATGTTTCTGCTGTTTCAGGATATAAATGGATATGCCGTGCAGCTATAATAACACCTTCTGTAATTTCTACTTCACCTTTAGGTCCTACTAATTTTCCTCCAGCAGATTCTTTAATATCTCCAGAATTTCGAATTGGAGGATTCAGACCTACTTTTCTGGCATCAGTAAAAGATAGCTCCAGTTGTGTATATTTACGCAAAGGACCGATGATCCTTAATTTCATCTCACCTTTAGCAGTTACTAAAGTAATCTGCTCTTCCGAAGAATACTGTCCCGGTTGTCCAATATATTTTTTTGGGTGTAATTCAGACCCTTCACCAAATAAAATGTTCATATGCTCGCGGCATAAATGAGCATGACGTGCAGAAACTCCTAATACTAACGGAAATTGCATTTTATTCACCTCGAAGAAAATTTTTTAATATAAAACTTATCTTACTTATTTTAACATATCATAGAAGTTTTTACCATTCTGAAGTTAAGTAAAATAAAAACAAATATGAATAGAAAATTAAAAATATCCGGCAAATTTTTGCCGGATATTTTATACGGTTATTATTATCAGAGAAAGAAATTTTTAATTAATGTTTTGACAAATATTCATCAATTGCCAGAGCTGCTTTTTTACCGGCTCCCATAGCAGAAATTACTGTTGCCGCACCAGTAACTATATCGCCACCGGCAAAAACACCAGGAATAGATGTAGCACCTTCTTCATTAGCAACAATATTGCCGCGTTTATTAGTTTCCAGTTCAGGTGTTGTTTGTTTGAGTAAAGGATTAGGCCCTTGGCCTATCGCCATAACTACCATATCAACATCAAGAACATATTCTGAACCTTTGATTTCTACAGGAGAGCGCCGTCCTGATGCATCAGGTTCACCAAGTTCCATTTTTATACATTCCATACCATTAACCCAGCCCTTATCATTTCCGAGAATACGGGTAGGATTATTGAGCAGTCTCAGTTCAATGCCTTCCTCTTTAGCATGGCCTATCTCTTCTTTGCGAGCCGGCATTTCGTCTTCGCTACGGCGATAAACTATATATACCTGTTCAGCGCCAAGACGTTTTGCTGTACGCGCGGCATCCATAGCAACGTTTCCAGCACCGACAACGGCAACATTTTTACCTACATATACAGGAGTTGCAACATTAGGAAATTGGTATGCACGCATTAAATTAACTCTAGTAAGAAATTCATTTGCAGAATAGACTCCATTTAAATTTTCGCCATCTATATGCATGAAATGTGGCAATCCAGCACCTGTACCTACATAAACGGCACTGAATCCTTCTTCATCCATTAATTCTTTGATGGTGAAGGTTCTGCCAATGACGGCATTAGGGATTATTTTTACCCCCAAATCTTTTAAGGCGTCAATTTCGTGTTTTACAATTTCTTTCGGCAAGCGAAATTGTGGAATACCATACATTAAAACTCCACCTGGAGCATGAAGAGCCTCATACATAGTAACATCATAGCCCATTTTCGCAAGATCTCCTGCAGCTGTTAAACCTGAAGGACCACTGCCAACAATTGCTATCTTTTTATCTTTTGATGAATCTATATCAGTTTTGGTGATATCAATTCCCTGCTCACGAGCATAATCTGCAACAAAGCGTTCGAGACGTCCGATAGCAACGGATTCTCCTTTGATACCTAAAACGCATTTACTTTCACACTGATTTTCCTGAGGACAAACGCGTCCGCAAACAGCTGGTAAACTATTTTTACGTTTCAGGATAGTTATAGCTTCATTTAATTTACTTTGAGCAATAGCTTGAATAAAAGCTGGTATTTCTACATTAACCGGACAACCTTCAACGCAGCGCGGTTTAGGACAATTTAAGCAACGCTGTGCTTCATCGATAGCAGTTGCCATATCATAACCAAGCGCTACCTCTTCAAAATTTTTATTTCTTATATC